ATCTAAACTATTCCAAAATTCTTCATTTACTGCTAATTGGTAGTTGATTCCATTCTTACATACTTCAACAGTAGGAACATCTTTTCTAATTACTTTATTTAGTGTTGATAAAAATATACCATAGAATGGTTCACTAAACATTAATTGTTTTCCAATTTTGGAAAGATCATCATGTATCATAACTTTTATTTTTATTAAATATAAAAAAAAAGGCTCGGTAATCCGAGCCTCTTATTTATTTAATTTTTTGTAATCTTCGATATGCTTCATGAAGTGGTTCTTCACTTAACGCGTTATTTACTCTTCGAAGTAATGGATCTTCACCACTTGATTTTCGACCACGTCTAGATAAACCTAAAGCTTTAGCTTTTAATTTAGCTACTTGATCAGCAGTAAATGTTTCTGTTTGTCCATCACTTTTAGGTATAACATAAGTAATTTCTGCTTCAGAAGGTACATATTCTGGATTTGCCATCCAGCGTTGTGCTAATAATCTTACAACTCCTTCTTTACTTGTGTCACTTGGTTTTCTACCTTTTTTACCAGTTGTTTCAGGTTTTTCTTTTTTAGGAATTGCTGATTCTGCTTTATCTGCTATAACATCATTAGCAATAAGTTCCTTAACTTGAGGACCAAATATAGTATTTTTTAGATTTAAAATTTGAGCTAAACCTTTAACAAATGTCCCAGTGTTAGGATCTTTATATCCTAATCTAGTCATATCATAATCAGTAGCACCTTCAATAGCAACAATTATTTTATAAATCATGCTATTTTCAGGATATAATCTTTTAAGTTTAGCTGCTTTTTCAGGATCAGCTATAACCAATCCTTTACCAAGACGATCTTCAGTGAGTACTATTTCTTCTCTGATAAGTTGTCTAAGTGTATTTACTAAGTTTCCCATTAAGTAATATTTTGTTATAAATATGGTTAAATTTTAGGAAAGTAAATATTCAGCTACATATATCCCTTGCGCACCACTTACTGTAATACCACGAGCACTTAAAGCATCTCCTACAAAATGTACATTTGGATAATCATTTAGTGCTAAATTTTTATAGTTTACCAACGGTTCAGGACTTAAATATTTGACCTCGGGCATATAAATTCCCCAATCATTTCCCATTTCAGGAAATACAATTTGCATTTCTGTGATAAAATCTTCAATATATTGAGCATATTCTTCACCTAATGCATCAAATAAAGGTTCCATTGTATCTACTTGAATTGCAGATACTGTATTTCCTTCAGATGTTAAAGCAGGTTTACGAGTATGATTAGGTGAGTAATAAGTGCCAGTACCATCAATTTGTAATTTTTTAACTGCTTCTCTACTCCATTTGAATGGATCTTCAATACCTTTAATTTCCATTAAAATACCAAAGTTAGTCATATCATTACGATATTGTTCACCTTTTTTAGCATGACCGTTATAAGTAACATCACCATATGTTTCTTCAACTGCTACATATGCTGCATTATTGTTTGTACAAAATGAACGTAATGATACATTATCAAATTTCTTATATAATTTAAAATCATAACTTACATCAATTAATTTTTGGAAATATTTTTGTGGTGCTTCAAAACGAACACCTATTTGTACTGATTTAGGTTCAGTTGGTAATTTATAATCATCTGCTAATTGTTTACCAAAGTCAATGCCGCTCTTTCCTACAGCAAATATTAATTTATCACCAGTAGTCATATAATGTTCTTTTTCTCCACCACCTCTATTTTCAAAACCTTCTAATAATATATAACCATGTGGATTTTCAAATTCAACAAAAGTAATTTCAGTATTCCATTTGAAATTTACTCCCTTATTAACTAAATACTGGTACCATGCTTTAGCAATCTCGTGAAGATAGTTTGAACCAATATGCCATACAGGAAACAAACGTAAACCAAAATATGGTTTAATAAATTCAGGTTCTTCTTGTGGGTCAGAACAAAATATTTCTTCTGGTTTAGGATGGAAACGTCTAAAATTACTAATAACTTGATCCATTAATTCCATTGCTTTATCTTCACCACAGTATTTACTTAATACACCTCCAATTGCTGTGTGGTAAGTAAGTTTGCCATCACTCCAACCTCCACATCCGAGCATACCAGTCATTACTTCCTCTGGTTTTCTATTGTAAGGATCATTCCCCTTATCAATAATTGTTATTAAATATCCTGGGTATCCATTATCTACTAGTTTAGTTGCAGCATTAATACCTGCTACACCTGCACCTACAATTACTATTTTTTTCATACTATAAATATAAGATTTTTTATTTTGTTAGCCAAATAGAGAGGCCCACCTTTTTGGGTGGGCCACTACTCCTATAAATTTTACTCTCGAATAGGTAATGAATCTATTCTATAAATTACTTAAGTGTAAACCTAGTTGTACGTTGTAAAATAGGTACATTTATTAAATTAATTGATATACCAACAAGAGGTTTTCCGTTTAAAACATTTACACCACCAAATAATCCATATCTAGAATATCCTACAATAGCTCCAATAGGTAAAGATCCAGCTAATTCACCTTCAGGATCAGGTACAACACCAACATTAATTCCACCACCAAAGAAAAATCTATTTTCAACAGTGATTGAACTATCCTGATGTATAACACCATTAGCGAAAGAGAAAATATAACTATATCCTACATAAATTGGAGTTGTTAATCTCCAGTTACCATCAATCTTTTCAACTTGTGTGAAAGTTAATTGTAAAGCAGGAGTACGTATTTTCATAGGTACAGTTATATCTGGAGTTATTTTAAATCTATCAGCAGTACTATCTATACTAAGTGCTTTGTAAGATTTATCAATTATACGACCTTTTACTACATTTGGGGTAAAGGTTTGAGCAGAACTTATTCCTGCTAAAGCAATAAACGCTAATAACAATAATATTTTTTTCATAAATTATTTTTTAATTTTTAATAGTGATTTTTTAGTTTTTATTGATAATTTTTTAGTCGCAGTTACACGTCCGTAGATAGCACCTACAGCACCTACAACTGTTAAAATGTCTGTTAAAGTAGCATCAACATCAAAACCAGCCATTCTGCTGATAAGTGGAGCTAACATTACTAATACTGACCAAAGGGTCTTTGATTGAAGCCAAGCTTTAAAATCTGTCATGTTTTTTAAGTTTTTATTGTTTATTATAAATATTGTAAAAAGATTAAAAGTTACGATATTACTTTTTGTATCACCCAAAAGTCATCTGATAAATTACGATTTAGTAGATAGTCATAAGGCATATAAAAATATCCTTTATCACCCCATTTAGTACCCCATGAGTTTTTAACTATAAAACATTCGGTATCATCATCATATCCCATTACTATAACCGCATGGCCTCCTAATGATCTTTCTTTAAGATCAGGCATAGACATTTTACCTGTTTTAGCTACTTCTTTAGATTGGAAACTTTCATATACTGCGAAGCCACATACAAATGGGTAACCTGAAGTTAAACACGATTTAAAGTCATATAATGAACGAGTTAAGCGTTCATATTTTACGGCTTTGTTACCATCAGCGTCGTTATATGAGCTTTCTGTGGGTTTATTTTTCTATAACATATGGCCAATATTTTTCTTCACAAACTCCTACTCTATTTATTGACTTAACTGTGCTTCTAAGTGTTGCTCCACTATCTATATTTTTATTACCGCTTCTTAATCTAGTATTATAATATATAAATAAACGAGAAGGAACAAATAATGGATCATTTTGTTTTATTAAACTAAAAACAAATGCTGTGGCAACAGCATTAGCTGTACAGCTACCTAGTGATCCTTGACTAAAAATTGCTATTTGGTCTGTTCTTAAATCTATCTTAGAAGGTAGATTTTTCATTTTTTTAGGTAAAGAAAACATCATGTCACGATGATCTGGAGTATCAGGAGTCCACCCAAAAAATGCTTTACTTTTAGGTTGTAATTTATCTATTGCTTTAGTTTTAGGAGTAGATTTTGTCATATAGTTTATTCAAAAGGATTATCAAAATATATTTTTGTATAAATGTTAGG